GCGTTAAGTAAGCGCGGTGCGCAACATCTCCTTGATTTTGTACAAATGTACGGGAATCGATGGGTACGGTTGCACTGTGCCGAAGACGCGTCTCTAATTCGATGTCCGAGAGCATCGCTCGCTTTAAGTCAGCTTGAGATGGAGGGATATTTTGACGTCGGGGAAGCACAGGACGATTTCTTTCAAATTCTTCACGCTGCTCACGCTGCTTCTTACTTCGTGCTTCTGCAAAATAGTCCCCGAGGGTTAAGCCTTGGTTGCGCTTTGCCCGTTCGGCTTGGCGGTTGTATCTCTCGAGTTCATTATTATACTCACGGAGGGCCTTAACCTTTGAGTAGTCAATGCCCTCCATGTTGACTTGACCGCGTATTCCCTTGATCTGGCGTTCTAGCTTTTTAATCTCTTCTGGAGGTAGGTTTGCGGTTACATTAGCTTTTACACTAATGTTATATTCCTTCCTCTTGGCCATGTCCGATCACCTTACCAATGGTGTTGTTGTAAAAGCTCTCTGCGATCATCATATCGAACTCCAGCCGTTCCTTCCAGTCTTCCTGTTCATGCCATTCAAATAGAGAGGAAGGTCTGGTCCCCGAGAGGAAGCTAACCATCCCCAGGGAGAATTTAGTCTCATCACTCAACGATACGAAAGAGTTCGGGACCGACCCCCGCGATGGTAGTCTGGAGGATAGCGGCAAAGATAGCATACTGGTCCTCGCCGGGCATTTCTTCTGCCGCAAACGGACCTTCAATAATCAGCGACGGCAGGACAAGGGCAGACCAAGCTTCGAAAGCTTCGGCGGCGCGCTCCTTATCAGCCTCGGTGAACATAGGTCTACCGGTTTCCTCATCTACGTAGGACGGCATACACTTCTGCATAAGAGCAAAGTGGCGCGCACCTGCTCTTCCTACAGGGCGCTTAACCACATACTTGCCGTTTGCAGTCTCGATCGTATATCTCAGCTTAGGGGAAGTCTTAACGGGTTCACTCTCAGTCATTTAGATCACCTTTAGGCAGATAAGTCGGTGTATTCAAACGTGTCGCCGATAACACGGTAGTTAACAGTCTTTTCAATGCCTGCACGGCCGCGCATGTTCCTGGAGGCGTCAGTGTAGACAGCTACGTCAGTTTCGATATCGCAGAGGGCGTTCCCATTGCGGTCTTTGAATGATAAAACCATGTTTGTATGTCCAGGATCATGGTTTGAGGTGTCACCACGCGTTGTGAGGGGCGCATACGTCGAAGAGCCGTTGTCTGCGTAGAGGGCGCGCTGGAACTCTGTCCACTCCCGCTGCGAGAGTGTAATTGCCCCGCTGATATTGGGGACGGCGTTGATAACAAGACCCTGCAATTGGGAGTGTCCGACTACAAAGTCATCCTGGTCGAGGCCGCGCTCAATATTCATGGTCATGCTCTTAATGGTAGTAGAAGAACCACTTCGCAGTGTAACAGTCGCGCCCCAAAACAGCGCAGGCTCTGCCTCTGGATATGCAACGGAAGCCTGCGCCGCAACCTTACTGGAAGACTTTGCGAAGTAATTCCACCTTGTGGTTACTGCTTCGCGCGCGGTTAAATTCATCTCCATGCTACGGATACCAACGCCGAGATAGCGGATGGCATTCTCAGTTCCATTACCATCGGTACAGATCTCCATGGTCATACTCTTCGGCGTGGCAGCAAGAGTAAACGCTCCGCCTACAGGTGCCCCAAACAAGCACTGGAAGAGCGGGTCCATCTGCGCGGGCCTAAGGTATGCCTCAATAGTACCTGTGTATTTTTGGGCACCGCCATACGCGTTATTAGTCGTCTGGCTATCAACAGTTTCCTCGAAAATCAGCCCAGGATCGAAGGACTCATTAACGGAGGTTACTTTGAGGCCCGAGAGGTCAGTACCAGGCGCGACGCCATACTGTGATTCAGATCCGATTGCTACGTATCTCCTAGTCAAGATTAATCACCTTATGGTATGTACATTCGATTTCAACGATATATGCTTCACCCTGTTGTTCAATGGATGGCTTCCCGAATTCAAACGTTCCGACTCCGTATGCTGAATCTGAGATCAACTGGAGTTCAAGGTCGTGGATAAGGGTTGCCACTCCATCGATTAAATTATCTACATCCATTTCAAGATACCGGAGGCTGACAGTAATCTGACCATCATAACAGCCGGTATCTTCGGCGTATAGATCAATATCAACAGGGATACATGTGATCTCCCGCGGTACTAGCTTCTCTCTACGCGCCTTATGAACCGTATATCTTAAGGTTTCTAACGCTCTAACAATAGACGTATACATAACATCACCTCATGCTGTTCTTTATCGCAATAACAATATCATCCTGAAGTTGAGACATAACTCCATTGATATGGCGCTCGAATACGATAGACCATTTAATCCACGCGGCATTAGTAGAGCCGCGATGTCTCCCGTAGTCAATACGCACACCCAATGTAGGGACGAATGCTCCTTTGCTGGGCGCAACACCTTCTGTCAGCGCGTTCAGGTAGTTGAAGTTATTCTTACCATGCAGCTCCCCGATCAAGACAGTAAGATATAGTCTATCACTTCGAATAGCATACGTGACTTCAATAGCATCTACTATCTGACTTGGCTTATATGAAGAATATCGACCCCGGCCATATGTATCTGCGGCACTAAAGTACTTCTTGATGTTTTGCTTCCAGTATGTCTCGATGTCTACACATGCCCTGCGAGCAATGGAGTGCACGCCTGGGATGTTTTTAGCCTCGATGGTAAAGGAAGCAATATCCATGTTAGTCCTCCGGGCCAATGGTAGACACAGTGAGGCCGATTCCTACAACATGGGATGATAGTGATTTAGTATCAATTGTCAGATCGCCCTTCAGAGGAACCGAAGAGATGAGTTGCAGCGACGACAGCGCGATCTCTCTGAAGGTTCCAACGCGTAAGTATGCAGTTTGCGGGAGTGTCTCTAGAATCCTCTCCGCCATTCCAGTGTAGTTGAGGTAGGAGTAGTAGATGCCGGTGTTGACGGTTGCTAACTTAATAAGGTCTTCCGAAGCATCTGCTGTGGCGATTGCGGTGACGTACCGATAGGCGCGCTTTAAATCCTTGTAGATCTGGTGATCGCCGATGTATTCTTCGGGAACTTCTGTGAGCGCGGATCTAACTTCTAAAATGAGTTGGGAGAGGTCTAGAGACATGGTAGTGTCTCCTTACGCCTTGACGCTGGTGATTTCGCGGATCTTACTGTTCGTCGTACCGCCTTCAACTTCAGGCATAACGAAGGTTTTAAACAGCTGAGTGATAAGGTAACGTTCGCCTACACCCATTTCACGTTCGGATTCCACGAGTTTGATGTCCTGACCAGTGTAGAAGATGTGGGAAGCTGTCTCTTCGCCAGGGACAAGGATGTTCACAGAGGTGCCAAGCTGCTTAGTGGGATTAAACGACATGTCGTACTGGCGCCCGAGGTAGTCTCGAATTGTGTCTTTGATCTCCCCGATCTGTACCGGCTTATTGAGGTGCGCGAACAGTCCTGCGGGATAGTAGATCTGCAGCTGCCCGAGAGTGTGTTCATTGAGCTCCGAGTTGTCGATGATATCGCCGATACAGTCTGCAACATCACTCGCGATGTCAGTCGTTGGGTCAGTCCAAAGGCCGCTCGCCTGTTTAGTGCCGCCGGCCGCATTCGTAATAACCTCCTTGATCTCACAATCCTTAGACCACGCGAGACCCCGAGCTGCTGCGATCATCGAGTACCTCATCTGAACGCTGTCAAGACCGCGGGCTTCTGCCTCATCGGTGATCATGAGCTCGACAGACTCCTTCTCCATAACCTCATTGATCGTGAACCAGTCGACCTTGCGGTAGCGAGCGCGCGCGCCTTCTGCAATCTTCTGGGGATCAATCCGCTTGGTCTTCGGAAGCATGAGTTTCAGCTCGAGGCCATCCATACCCTGCATGACTACGGCGTTCTTCCACACCATGAGTTCCTCTGCCTTAAGGTAGACGATCTCACGGAGGAGTTCTTTCTTCGCCTCATCGTCGGAGGTGATTACACCATTATAACCGTCATCGAAATACTGTTTCATGTTTATCACCTTAAGACGCAGCGTTGTACTTAGCCACGCGGATGCGGATGTAACCGCCTGTTGTTGCTTCCTTGGCCTCGAGAGCACGACCGACAATCCAGCCGGGGCCATCCTTCTTGTCAACCTTTCCGTCGGCAGCGATCTTGATTGCATCCCACTGAGTGATCTTGGCATTATCCGCAACAACAGGGACCTCAACTTCAGTGCCCTCAATGAGAGCAGTAACGCCGACCTGAACGTTTGCCGTGGCAACTCCAGTAACAGGGTGCTTAGTAGACGTATATGCAATACCGATGGGCTCAGTATTGCCGTCGTTCAGCTTGACCTTGAGGTTGAGACCGGCGGTCTGATTTGCGGTACCCGGCATAAGGATATAGCCGGCGTTGGGGATAGCGTCCTCAGCTACGAAAGGCTGGGTACGCGCTTCGTTGGTAATTCCACCATAAGACATGGGTATCACTTCTTGAGTTTAAGCTTCTCGTATTCTTCAACAGTCATCCCGATGCTTTTGAGTGTAGCCGCCATCTTGGCGCGCTGATCAACGGGCTGGGACTGAGAAGAAACGGGTTGTCCGGCGGGCGTAGACATCGGCTGGTTGCGCGCCATATTTTCCTTCATCTTACTGAGGATCGAGATTTTTTGCTCTGTAGGAAGACCTTTAACGATATCATCAGGGTTTGCGATACCAAGGCCTCTCACTTCATCGCGAACAGTATTATACTGTGTTTTCAGGAGATCCTCGTTCTTCTGCTGGAGTTGCGCAATAACAGTCGCCTGCTCAGCAAGTCGCTGCTCGAATGCAGACATATCGGGAGCCGCTGGCGGCGCAGACTTCTGTTCGACATGTGCTGCGGGAGTAGACTGCACGGGGGGCGCCTGCTGCTGCGAGGGAGCTTCCTGCTTCGCGGGTTCTGCCGATTCAAATGCCTGCGTGATCGAGGCAATCTCAGTTTCCGAGAGACCCTTAGATTTAAGGGTGTCAATAGCTACTGCTTTAGACATAGGTTCACCTGTTTTTGAGGCTAATTCATCGTTTTGGGATTCGCTGAACGCGGCCTTTGCGTACTGAACTTGCATTCCCGGGAATGAAGGGTTCTTAACAAATGCCATGGCGAGAAGAGTACTATCGACGAGTTCTCCTTGCTCATCGTACTCGTTTTCGACCTCGGGGCTGATGCAGTTGTAGCCTTCTTCTATGATCTGCTTGATGGCGCCGTCGTCAAAGACAAATCCGTTGTAGGTGATGTCAGTGTGATCTTCGGTTATGCCGAACTTTATACCGTACCCAACGGGTTGCCGGAAGAGTGCGCGCTCATCATGCTTGATGTAGAGAGGCAGCGGCCCCTTGATCTTGTTGTAGATCTTTTCAATAATAGACGGCGTCCATGGAGTGAGCTTGCCGTGGTTATCCTTTACAGGGATAGCGCGGATGGAAGCTCCATCAACATGGAGAGCGTCTACGGTTTTCCAAATACGGTCGCTCATCTCCATTCCACCTATAAAGAGAATGAGATTTCCTTAATATTAAGGGGATCTCAAAGATCGGTTGATGGTTGCAGTTCCGGCGTCAGTTGAGTGTTGCGCCGAACTGTGGGGTGTTTCGGGGTACTGGGAGCCGGGAGGGGCTTCGGCAACAGCAGAAGAAGATGCGGCTTCGCTATTAACTAGAAAGGAGCGTTGGTCTTCCCGCAGCTCTAAATACCCGAGGAGGTTCCGAAGTTCGGTTTCCGTGAAGATTCCGACATCCTTCATCATTACCATCTGACGTGCGAGTTCAATTTTAGAGTTCGCCATCACGTATTCAATCTTGATGTCCATTTCGTCGACTGGGTAAGATGGTTTGATGGCGAGGAGGCGCTTCCTAATGTTGTCAAGGATTACTGGCTTGATTTTGTTAGCGAGCTGTTCGATCTTGCTGGCTACATACGAACTCAGGACTAGGTCGGAGGAGTAGGAACCACTAGAACCGCCCGCGACGACACTGTGGGGGAGTGATAAGGAGGTCCAGACTTGGTCTGCGTTTTGTGTAATGCGGTCGTTTGTAGAGAGGTAGCTTGAGGAGTGCTCGATTGGGTTGATGGTAACTGCGGATGAGGTGACGTAGCCTTGGTCCGGGGTTTGGTCTTTGAGGGTGCGCGTGTAGCCGGCGATTACTCTCTCCATGTCGGTGTTAGCTGCTTTTCGCCGCTGGTCAATATTCCCGGGGTATTTATCGAGGCTGAAGAGCGAGGCGTCAATCTGGTGCTGTTCGCGCGGCACATTCCGCCACCTCCAGATGACATCGATGATCGTGATCTGGCGCTTCTCCCATATCGGAAGGACAGTGCGGTGGAGTGGTGAGATGGAGTAGATGCCGAATGTCTTGCGACCCTTGGAGTCGGTCCACCAGATGGGAGTGTCTTTGAATTTAATGTGGATGATTTCATCGGCTCTAAATCTCTGTTCAGTGGTGAGGCCTTCGTCAAGGATGTAGTAGTTGGCTTTTCTAATAGCAGTGGTGCTGTCAGAACCGCTGATACGAGATAAGTCATCTAATATGGTGATTGATTTGTTGGGAAGTACTTCATAAGTGAAGCCGGGGAGTATGTGGATGTAGACGTTCCCGTGCATCATGAGGAGTTCAGCGTATTTCTCAAATTCACTCTTGATATTCAAGGTGGTTGCAAGGTGTCCGGCTTCCCTGAGCATTTCTGCTTCTAACTCATCGTACTCGGTGTCCTTATCTGACATCTTGAAGCGCTTGAAGGAATCGGACGTCATCGTGCTAATGCGATCAATGGCGCCGCCGACTTCCGGTTCTAGGCTATACATTTGCTCATAGATGTCAGCTTCATCCATCTCGCGCCAATTCGTGATGTCGATGAGGAACTGGGCGAGGGAATTTGTGACTTGCTTACCTGCGTAGATGTGGTCTGCGGAACTGCCGGCTGCACCTGTGTTAAGGCGCGCGAAGGCCTGTTTGACCTTCCGAGTTAAGGTTTTTGCTATACCCATGATATCACCTTTAGATTACGCGAAGAGAGATTGAGTCTGGTAATAGATTTGTAGGCTGCACTGTCGATAAATACCAGATTACGTTTGCAACGCAATCCGCTGTATCTTTGCTGCCACCGAACGGATGGTCAACTTTTGGAGTACGTTGATTAATGACCAATAGATTATCAGCTTCGTGTTTCAGTTGCTCATCATAGACAACGCGAACTGGGGAAGGGTAGTCTTCTGATTGTTGTTCTTTCCATCTGTCGTAGTCTTCTTTAGATACAATGTGTTTAACGTACTCCATACCGTATGTATCTACAACGTGCTCGATGATCTCGGGGTACATCCACGTGTCGAAGATGAAGACATTTGCGTTGATGCGCGGAATAACGTAGTCGAGGTATTTGCGGACCTCGGAAGGGCGGATGAATGCATCGCCTTCCTTTTTGGTAAAGCGGTGCGCCCCATCTACGACTATGCCGCCGGTCATGCGGTCTGTGTAGCCGCACGCAATACCGAAGCGGTCGTTTGTGACGGCAGGGTCAATTGCTAACACTCTGAATTGGTCAGTCATTAAGGGAAGTTCCTCTAACTGGAGGATATTCACCATGGGTTTCAGGAAGACACCCTCGGGGAATGCGACGCCACCTGCGATTTCGGGTTTACATGCGTAGTCTCTATAGAAGGTCGGCATGTCGCGCTTGTATTCTTCTCGAAGCGCTGCTTCACTGAAGTGCGGGTTCATGTCCCAGGTAGGGCGCTTATATGTAAGGAAGTTGTTAGGCTTATAGTTCGGGGGGATGGGGATCTTGGCTGTACGAATCTCGTACTCGCGCTTCATCGCGGCCTTACCCTCTATGTGAAGACGCATAATGATGTCGGTTGGATGTTGGGGTGATGAGATCCCGATGACATGGCCGTCATCTCCTAGCGTGTCAGTAGACTTCTTGAGACGCGACCATATTTCCCACGCACCTCGCTTGCCACCCGTAGATTCGAATAGTGCGAGCTCATCAAATATAACGCACTTGGAAGTACGGCCTACGGCGGTGGTCGCCCAACTTGAGAGAGTCTGCAGCTTTACTCTCTTAGCATCGCACTCAACATTATCAGATCGTACTTCAATGTCAAACCACGTGTGCAGCCACTCGCAGCCATCTATCATCGTCTGGATGTTGGAGAAAACACCGTCGGAGGCCTGCTTCTCACTAACAGACACAATTTGAATAAACAGCTTCTGATTCTTCAGCAGCTTATAGTGTTCCGCGGGGTTCGGCATAGTTATAGCATCCCAGAACTCATAGCATCCCATAATGGACGCAAGGGCCGTTTTTCCACTACGCATACCTGCTACTATGATGAGTTGCTTGTACTGGGGGAGCTTGGGATTGTAGCGGCTTTGATAGAACTCCCTCATGATTTCTTCTTGCGCCGGAAATAGAGTAACCCCGAGGATCTCATTCGTCCACCAGATCGGATCCATTTTGCCGCGCGCCACTGTTTTTAGATAGTCGAGATGGTTCTTACTCGACGTATCTATGGAATCGTCGCTTCGATCGCCGGCATATGATCGATAGCTTCGAGAACTCTTTTGCGACATGATGGACACACCTCCTGGACGATCATATTCGTAAGTTCAATGTACTGCGTGTTCATTTTTTCAATGCGGACATTAACATTTCCGCCCTGGTTGAGGCGCCCCTGGAATTCCATGAGGTCATGGAGAGTCGCGCGCGTCTCTTTGGTAAGCATGACCGCAAGCTTAACGTTCTCCCTATCGAATTCTCGGATTTTGCAAATATAATCCACCCAGTCTTCGAGCTTCTTTAGCATCGATAGCAGACGCTTCATGTAGAAGTCTTCGGAATCGTACTCACCAGTCTTTGAATCAACCTTGATCTGGTGAGTATTAACGTGATTCATCACCTCATTTCTCGTCATCTTGAAGAACATCGCGGCCTCTTCAACCGACGTCTTCCCCGAAATGATATCTCTAGACCACGCCATTCCTATTGCGCCCGCTTCGCACATAGGACATTTGTCTGTCATGAGGAATAGTTGAGATTTCCTGTATATGAAGGGATAAGAAGGTATTTAAAGAATTAAAGAAAATATATAATATTAACAAAAAACTGTAGCGCGCGCCCTAAGGGCTACTCGCCACCAGATACTGCGGGTTGCTGCCAAGCGCATTGTACTATGGGCCGCGTAATGACACACCCGAGGGTGAAAAGACTTCGGGTGAGATATCGGTAACAATGCGCTATATTTGCGATTAGAAGCTCACTTAATAGCAGGTGATAGTTATACCTTGTTTAATTGCAATCGCGCGTTATATCGCCAATATAGCGATTATATGCGCGCTTAAATCGCTCGTATCTCTCCTATTTACCATTCGTTTAGCCGCGCCCAAGACCACGAGGACAATGCGCCGGCTACTAAGTGGAAGCGGCAACGACTACTCACTATTAAATGGACAAACATCAACTACATGTACTATACCCCCTCCCCCTACCCCCCACTGTATGGTCCGGGGATGAGAAAGTATAGCTTTCTCTATAACTGGGGATTTGATTCTCTACATAATCAAATTACCGTTAAACTGGAGATATAGAATGTTATTCAAATATAACTGTGATAACTCGACACCTGATACGTTTTATCGTATTACTGGTAGACCGCATCAGGAAGGAGAAATCATGCCACCTCGTATAACGTGGTCAACTAACCACTTTAAAGGTCAAGAGGGATATTTTGTTACCAACAGAGCTAGTATCAAGAGTTGGTTAGAAACCCTTAGTAAGACTAATCACATATATATTGTTAAGCCGCTTTCAACTCCGGTTGCATGTCATCTCAACAGTGACCTCAAGCAATGGTTTGTCAGTGGTTCCATCGAGATAATTAAAGAGGTTAACATTGAGGAGTTTATCAATAACGACAGTTACTACTAACTCTAATCGTTTTCAGACGTAGGGTTCAATCCCAATTAGAGCTTTCGTATAGGATGTGAACACAATGTACTCAGGAGGTGAAATATGTACATCTTTGTTGTTGAGGGCGTAGCTATTATCTGCGCCAACGATGAGGACCTCGGTCACTACATCCGCGATGCAATAGCTTACAACAAGCTATTCACCGTGGTTGAGGCCAAGACCCTCGTTGACCGTAGGTAGATGGATACTGCACGTCCTCTACCTATACATTTACCCACGAAA